ATGGCAACATTCAAGGTCGTGGTGCTTCCGCATCAGAAGAAAGAGGATGGCACATATAATGTAAAGATACGTGTCACGCAGAACCGTAGGACTAAGTATATAAAGACAGGACAATACGTAACATCAAGTGATATATCCAGGAGGAAAGAGAAGGGCGTTGAAAAAATCAGGATAAAGAATCAAGCAGTCCTTGACTTGATGGACGGAGTGGTTTTATCCTATCGGAAAAAATTGATGGAAGCCGGGAGCGTATCAGACCAATGGGACGTTGATAAGGTTGTAGAGTATCTTTCTATTGAGCATCAATCTGAATTCAGGCTCGATATTATAGAGTATGGCCGTAAGTTTGCAGATGAGCTTGAAAAACAAGGTAGGATAGGTACGGCAAAGCAATATAGGATAGCAATGAATGCACTATCCAGATTTGCGGGTGAACATCTTGATGTAAATGATATAACAGTTTCTTTCCTGAAATCATACGAAAAGCATATAATCCTGGAGCCTGCATATAAAGGCATACGTTCAGGAGAATCTGTTGTGACTGGAAAGCCCAAGGGAGGACGTGCCGTTTCATTGTATATGTCACGTCTTAAATTCTTATTTAATCAGGCAAAGCTGGAATACAATGATGAGGAAGTTGGTAAGATTAATATTCGCCTTTCCCCATTTGAACGATATAAGATTCCACCTGTTAACCAGTCGTCGCATCGCGTTCTAAGCGTATCTCAGGTTCAGAATATAATATCGCTTCCGTACAAGGACTCACGCAAGGCTTCATGTAGTCTGTTCAATCTTGCGAAAGATGTATTTGTTCTTTCGTTTGGTCTTATGGGTATGAATACAGCAGACATGTATGAAGCGGTTTGCTTGTCGGATAATATTCTTGCATACGAGAGAAGGAAGACAAGGACACGCAGGAAAGATAAGGCATTGATAAAGGTAAGGGTTGAGGATGAACTTCTTTCTCTGTTTTATAAATATAAGGGTATGGACTGTGTGTTTAATTTCAGGGAAAGATATAAGAACCCTGATATATTCAATAAAATGGTCAATATCGGCTTGAAGGAGATAGGTCGTGAGATTGGTGTTCCTGACCTGAACTTTTATTACGCCCGGCACTCGATGGCATCCATATGTGCCAATAGGCTTGGCATTGATATAGCCCGTGTGGACGAAATGCTTAACCACAGTGACCCGAAAATGGCCCTTGCGAGGGTTTATATAGAAAAAGATTTTCAGCCGCTCTGGGACGCTAACAGAAGGCTTCTGGATTTGTTCGACTGGAGCTTCTATACAAAAGAAAAGCCGGAGGAGTGACCTTCGGCTTAATTTATTCCTATATTTTCCAGCACTTCATCAATGAACATCGAGCGGTAGTGCGGGCAGTCCAGTACTCCTTTCCGCTTTGCTTCCCGATACACCTTTGAGAACAGCTTGGCTTTTTCCTGGACTGTTACCGGTATCTCTTCGATGGGTGTTGTCAGGAACCGGCATCCCCAGCCTTTGCAGGTCGGGGAGAGCTGACAGTAAGTTGATGTTGTGTACGTGTCTGCACATGAAGTAATATCAGTATTCATAGAAACGTATGTTCTTAATCTTTTCTTTTCTGATAGAGTTTCCGTATATTCTATATACAGAATGCAACTGATATGATTGCTAATACAATACAAATAAATAATTATGCAGTATATGTTATTTTTTGAATTTTTCCTCCAAATACATATCTCTAAGAGGGAGGCTTAATATGTAGCATATATCTCCAAGAGTTATGTCATAAGATTTATTTTCTCCATTTTCACCTGTGATAGTTATGGATGGAGCGTTATAAACAAAATCTTTAATTCCATTGAATATATCATTATCTGTAAAACCGGAGCATGCAAAATTGGCTGCGTTTTCTACGTCCAGTTCTGTTTTAGGATTCATGCTTTCTATTTTCGAAAAGAAGAAAGACTTGTGTTCGTTCAGGAATTCCATTCCGTGTATTTGGCTAAATATCTTTTCTCCTAATTCGTTTAATCTTCTTGGACTTTTTTTCATACTAAATACGTTTGCTGAATTTGGGAATTTTTGTATCAAGACGGCTTTGATTGCTGTAATGTCTTCTTTTATGCTATCAAAGTCTTGTTTCATTTGTTTGATGTCAGAAGACAATTCGTCAATCTTATTGTTTTTGTTTTGACAATCTGCATGTTTGGTTTTATCTTCCAGCACCTTGAACCGCGTGTAGTAAAATTTCATTACGACAAACATTATCGCAATGATTATTACAGTCCAAAGCGGCATCAGTTCTATCAGTTTTTCTATAATCTTATCCATTCTTTACAAATATAGCATTTTTTACTATGTAATTAAAAAACTACATAGAAGTACAGGTAGTTACTACTAAATGAATTGGTAACTACCTATAAGTCAATTAAAGGGTTATTCTTTGGTTTCGTACATGTCTATAGCCTTGAAATAATCTTCAGTATATTGGAATAAATCATCAAGGCTTTCAATAGCATGTTTTACATCTTTCTTGTTTTCGTCAATAGTTGCAACATATTTCGTTGCTGTATTAAAGTACATGCGGCAGATTGGTTTGCGGTTATTGTCATCAAGCAACACACTAAAGTAAGTTTGTGCATCACGGTATGCTATTCTTGACACATCTACTTTCTGACGGCAAATAGCTTGTATGATACGATATGCGTCAAGTTCTTCCTCTGTTGTTACAATTTTTGATTCAGGTTGCGTTTCCACTTGTACTTCTGTTACGGTTTCTTCTTTAGGTTGCACTTCTGGCTTAGCATCACTAACCGTCAAAGCACCTTTTAACCGTTCATTGATAATATCATTGATGTGGGATGATATGGCTCGTTTTACCAATGGTGTAAACTGTTCTATTACATTCTGTAGCATACGTCCGTCATATACTTTGGTTGCAAACATTTTCACGAAATCTGCACTTGGGTTTGAAAACTCGTTTTGTATGATAGTTTTGAGCTCTCCCATATACTTTAATTCACTTGCAGAACTGAGTATGTTGTCAATGTCAAAGTATGACTTATGGAATTTTTTGAGTTCTTCTATTTGGTTGTCGCGAAGGTCTGTGATGTCAACTTCCAAGAATGGTTTGTCATCCATGATATTGGGCTCTTTGAGGTCGGTATAGAAGCGGTAGATTATACCGTTTGTGAGAAGCCCGAATTTTGCCTTTGACACATTGAAGTATCGAAGGAGCTGGTTGTCGTGTATGTTAAGGTCTTGTTTCCAATGCTTGCACTCAATTAAAAGGATTGGCTGCTCATCTTTCATGATGGCATAGTCAATCTTTTCTCCTTTTTTCGTACCGATGTCACAAGTCATTTCAGGAATGACTTCAAGAGGGTTAAATACATCGTATCCTAGTGCATTTATAAAAGGCATAATAAATGCGTTCTTAGTAGCTTCTTCTGTCTGAATGTTTTCTTTCAGCTTTTCAACTCTGTCGGCAAGCTGTTTGATTGCGTCTTTAAAGTCCATAGTCTTAAATTTTTATCTTCTTCTTGGTCTTTGTAATTCTATTACGTTGAATATCTGCTTCACGTCAGAAAGGTTGATGACCTTGTCTGGGTACATTGAGTTCAGTGAGTGTATCGTGATGGTGTGGTTTTCCACGTCATGGTTGATGATACGCTTCACCAGTATTCCTTCAGTATGTACGATGACGAAGTCCCATTTTCTGATGTGCAGCTTGCTGTCTGCCCACAGGTGCGGCATGATTTCCCGGCACAGCAAGCGGTCGCCTTCCAGGATGGCATCCTCTGTTCCATCGTTCATACTGTCTCCTTTCACTTCAAAGGCAACGTAGTGTCCTTGTGCTTCATGGTCTACTATATATGGTATGGTAGGCAGGGTTGCCATGTATGCTGCATCTGCATATCCACAGAGGTATCCGGCTTGTGCGTACTGGCTCACGAGTGGTACACGTAGTATGATTGGTTCGTCAATTGGAGATGCTTCATCTGATGGCTGGTTAGGTGTATTCAGCATTTCGCCTTCACCGGTGAGTAGCCAGGTCAGATTAAACTGTCCATATTTACTTATTATGTCATTGGCAAGGGAAGAAGAAATTTTTTTCACTTTCCCTTTTTGCAGGTCAAAGATGCGCTGATATTTCACTCCAATACTTTCAGCGAATGTTGGAGCTTTTAAATTCAACTCTTCTAAAACTTTATTTATAATTTCTTGCCCTGTCATATAAGATATTTCTTATATTTGCGTTAAACTTAAAATCTTATTGTTATGCTTAAAGCATTTAAATTTTGGTATTATAAAAGATTGTTTTTCAAAATCTATTTTCATTACTTAAATGGCTCAGATCCACAAAATGCTGTAAATGATGCATGGGAAGACATAAAGGCTATTAATCAACTTCAGGCAATGATGCATGAAATGCTGGACGCTCATTAACAGTTATTGTTGGATAAACAATAGGTATCGAGAATTTTATCTTGGATAGATTCTCGTTTACCTGTTTGTTTTCTTCGTTATTTGCATTTCCTCCTAACTTTCCTCCTACGTTAAGTCCAAATACTGAACCACTTACTTCTATGCTACTTTTGCCTTCTTTGTTTTTCCCTATTTCAGATTTAGCAGAAACTGCAACTTCAAAATCAATATAAGAAATTTTTAAATCACCTTTTTTACTTCTAATCTTTTCTTCAGCTTTACTATTTGTTGGGGAGACAATAGTTCCGTTTTTAAGTTCCTTTTGGCACTCTTCAATGGCATTTGATATATCAAATACCACCCCTTTTATAAAGTCTTTTAGTTCCATAAGTGATAACTTGTGTTAAATATAAGATAATTCTTATATGAAATTCTTTTGTGTATAAGAAATTTCTTATGTTTGCAACATCAAACAATAAACAATAAACAAAGGAAACGAAAAAACGGGAAACCGCCAAATAAAAGTGATAACTAAAAAGAGGTAACGCCATGAGAATGTATGATTTGAAACAGATAATGAAGGATGCTTGGAGAACATATAAATATGTTGCTAAGAAGAAAGGAAAGACTTTCGGTGAAGTTCTGAAATCAACATGGAAAATGGCAAAGCTTCAGGTGTCAATGAAGAAAGCCATAGATTCAAAAAGCCAGCCTTTGTCAGGATTGAAGTCAGCCTGCAAGGCGGTCAGCTACGACTGGTCAGGTGTAACGGACGCGGCCGTTTATCCGGACAATCACAGAGGTTACCTTGGTTCGAAATATTGCGGAGACTAATCAGGATAACGCAATCCCTATCCGGCCATAGAGCCTACCCTTTGATGCGGAGATAGGGAACATGAAGGATTGACTGCCCTAAGCAGTCCGTTCCAGAAAGCGATACTGGCGCATACCCTCATCACCAGCATAGAGGACGCGAGGATTCAAGGGTCGAAGCAAGCAGCCGCAAGGTCGATGCAAGCAGCCTGGCTAAATAATGGCAAATGTCCCGAACGGTCATGCAGTGAAGAATAGTAGCTGATAACTCCGGTGGGAAGAGCAGAGAGAGCTTATCGGGGCACGAATCAAATAATAATCACATGAAAATACTACTTGCTTTATGTGCATTGTCCGTATTGGTGATGCACTTCAATCAGGATTTGAATCCGGTCTATTGGATTGGATTTTCAGGGTTTGTAATAACTGGCTTCTGGGCCGCTTATAAAATGGACAAGGATGGAAGAGCTTCAAAAGGTAATAAAGAGCATCTGTGATGAATTTGCGGACATCAGTGCCATTCTGGCGGCACGTTCACGGGAACTGGACAGACGGGAGCTGTTCGATAAGGAAATAGAAACGCAAATCAATAACATTAAAAAGAATAGACATGAAAACAAATGAGGAATTACAGGGTATGACGCATGATGAACTCGTGGCATACACACAGAATCTGCAACGTGAATCCGAGGAATACAAAAAATCCATGCTGTATTATTCGGAAGAAAAGAAAAAGATTGAATCGAAGTTTGACAACTTCAAGAACATGGTCAAATCGTTAGTTGTATTAGTCGATTAGTTTTTATGGGTTATAGAAAATAGGTAGATGCCGGGCTGTGAAGTTCGGCATTTTTATTGGCAGATAGTTTAGGTGGTAGAACATCTTGCAGCGTTACCAAGAAGTCACGGGTTCAAGTCCCGTTCTGCCAGCAAACATTAAAAAGTAAGCGATATGGTAAAAGTAACAGAAAACTGGGCATCGACCTTGCGAGGAATGAAGGTCGGTGAGACTGTGATATTCCCCATTTCCTCTATCTCATGTGTGAATACAACCATTTCCAGACTTCGGTTGGAAATGTGCGTGGAAGGGGCAGACTGGAAGCGGGTAGGAGAGATAGACCGGAAGCATGGAGAATTCAAGGTAAAACGTGTGTCATGAATGATTTATCTGAACGTGAGCACCTGGTTGCAGAGCAGTATTGCAAGGGGCTTGCGGATAAGGAGGTGGCCGACAGTCTTGGCCGCTCTACATGGACAATCAAGGCACAGAAGCGCGACATATACCGGAAGCTGGGTATCAGTAAGGATACGGAGCTGGTTCTGTATATGTTCTGCGAAAAGCTGAAAATCAACTTCGACCTGAAGGAGATTCGTAAACATGGGCTGGAAATGTTCTTCTCATTCCTTTTTATCCTCATGGCGGTAACGGACTACCATGTGGACATGAGAAGATGCCGGATGCAGACAAGAGCAAGAGTAACCAGAGTAGTAAGGAGGAGAGCAGATGGAGATTGACGCATGGCAGTTGAAGACGATTATCCGTGAGACCGCAAAGGAAGCGGTGGAGGAATACATCAGACGCAGCAACCCGACTTCTGACGAGATAACCTATTCCAAGGCGTGCCGCAGGTACGGTGAAGGGTGGTTGGACCATCAGATAGCCATTGGTGCTGCAAAATGGATACGGAAGGGAGTGTATCAGAATTCCCCGAAAATATTTTCCATAAAGCAGTTGGACGATTTGAAGTATGGCCCTTCAAGTCAGCTCAGAGCTGCAATGGGATGAAAGCACGTCCGGAGAGGTCTGGCCGCCTTTCAGGACAAAAGATATATCAGTTTATTAACCACTTAAATTTTTTGATTATGGGACTTATTAAGAAACCAAATGAATTGCAGGTAAAGAAAACCTTGTCATCGCTTATTTACGGGCAGCCAGGTATGGGAAAGACCACGCTGGCCTTGAGCGCACCGCATCCGCTTCTTCTGGACTTTGACGGTGGCGTACACCGTGTGAACGCTGCCCACCGTGTGGATACGGTACAGATAACGAAATGGGAAGAAGTGGATGAAGTGATGCAGTCGCCTGAGATTGCCGACTATGCTACGTTCGTAATTGATACCGCAGGAAAGATGCTTTCCTTCATGGACAAGTATATCATGCAGAACAATCCGAAGATGCGCAAGGCGGATGGTACTCTTTCCCTGCAGGGCTACGGAGTACGAAAGAACATGTTCATCAACTTTGTAAATCAGGTATCCCTTATGGGCAAATCGGTGATATTCGTTGCGCATGAACGTGAGGAAAAGAACGGTGAGGAAAAGCAGATACGTCCGGAAATCGGTGGCTCATCTGCCGGTGACCTGATTAAGGAGCTGGATTTGGTCGGTTACATGGAAGCTATCGGAAAGAAGCGTACCATTTCCTTCAATCCTTGCGAGAAGTTTTACGGAAAGAACACCTGCAATCTTCCTGAACGCATGGAGATTCCAATCATTATCAATGACAAGGGTGATGTGACTGGAGAGAACAATTTCATGACGAATATCATCAATACCTATTCGAAATACCAGGAGAAACAGACAGAGCTTTCTTCCGAATATGAAGACCTGATGGAAGTAATCAAGGCGCAGGTGGAACTTGTGAATGACGTGGAGTCGGCCAACAGCGTGGCAAAATCACTTGCAGGTATGCAGCACATTTTTGACAGCAAGCTGCAGGCTGGACAGCTTCTTAACAAACGATGCAAGGAACTGGGTTTGAAGTTTGACAAAATCAAGAAGGAATATGCAGCAGCCTAATTACAGAATGTATCCGTCACTTTTGGATAAGTTTGAAGCTTATCTGAGGGCGGATGAAGAGGTGGAGAGCTTCTTCAACATAGACAATGAAACCGGAGAGTACAAACGCTCTCCGGAAGAAATTGAAGCGGAACTGAAACAGTCCCTGATTGACGCGATTAACCGTGTACCATTTGCCAGCGAAGCAGCCGACAAGGGTACGGCCTTCAATGCGCTTGTGGACATGGCGATTCATAATGAGCCGCACGTTCCCAGTGAGCGTGCTCCGTATTCCATTATCGGAGACAGGGAAACAAATACCGTTCAGGTAACTTTCCCGGCTACGGAGATGGCACCCATGCGGAACTTCCTCTTTGACCGTGCCTGGGTTATTGAGCAGGCCAAGTATTTCGATGGGGCGGTAAGCCAGTTGTATGTCTCTGCAATCCTTCCAACCAAATATGGTGATGTGGAGCTTTACGGATTTATCGACGAGCTCAAGCGTGATGTGGTATATGACATCAAGACGACAAGCTCGTACAGCTTCGGAAAGTATGAGCACGGCTGGCAGCGGCATGTGTATCCTTACTGCCTGATAGCTTCAGGAGAGATGGAGAGCGTAAGCGCATTTGAGTATACGGCCTTTGCATTGAAAGGAGGTACCAGCCGCACTCCGCTCATTTCTGGGACACGTTATCCGGAATACTATACCTACAATCATAAGCAGAGCGTAAAGTTGCTCACGGCCCATGTAGAGCGTTTCATTGAGTTTCTGGAAGCAAATAAGGATTTGATAACCGATAAAAAGATTTTTGGACAATGAGTCAGACAGCTATTCTGGTGAAGGAAAAGGGAGTGGTGAGGATTGACAAGCCTTTCGACTTCATGTGCAGCCAGCTTCGGAACGGACGTTACAAAGTCATCATCGAGCGCTATACGGAGCCACGGACTATCAGTCAGAATGCCTTGATGTGGCTTTGGTTTACGTGCATCGAGCAGGAGACCGGAACGGACAAGCAGGACGTACATGACTACTACTGCAGCCTTTTCCTTCGCCGGACGGCTTTCATAAACGGAAAGGAGACGGTTGTTGCCGGAAGCACGTCACGCCTGAACACTTTGCAGATGACGGACTTTCTTAATAAAGTGAAGGCGGATGCGGCGGCTGAGCTGGGAATATCGCTTCCTCTTCCGGATGACTTGTACTATCAGGAGTTTATTAACGAATATAAATACAGGAGATAAGGACATGGATATAACAAAAGCAAAAGTGACGAAGGATAATACCCTCGTTGCAACCTATATGGATGAAACGGGTACGGTGACGGTAGAGGGAAAGAATCTCGTGACCAATGACCTGATAAACGCTTTCAAGTCTCTGGTTCCCCACATGGCTTTCCTCTGTGAACAGAAGGAGGCAGACGGAAAGGAGTTCCTGGAGGATATGCCGGAGAACATTGACAGCATCCTTGAGGTGACTGGATTTACGGTGGGAGGTGACGGTGACAGCAGGGGAGTCACACTGACCGGAAAGCGGTTCCTGAAAAGCAACAAGGTACTGAACCTGAACGCACCATTCACTAAGTTTACGGATGAGAACGAGGACTATGCATTTCAGTTTGAGCTGGAGCAGGCAATAGAGTCGTGCAGCTATGAAGTGAACGAGTATATTTTCAACAAGAAATGGAAGGTGGTACAGCAGGAACTTCCGTTCGAAGAGCAGGCTGCGGCAGATGTTCAGGCTGATGTGATACCGGAAGCACAGACGGCAGCTCCGTCAAGTCCGGACATTGAAGCCTTTCAGAAGATAATTGATAACTCGAAAGTGACGATAGAGGTGAACGGGAAGAAAATCAAGCCCAGAAGTTCCGGCCGTCACAAGACCACACAGTTAGCATCATAATACTATGTTGTACCCTTTTTGTGTAACGCAAACCCCGAATTGCTATAAAATAGCATTTCCCTATCATCCCACACTGAAAGACCTGGTACACCGTATCCCGAGTGTGGCCAGGAATCCGAAAGCAGCCTACATACCTGATGAACGCGCATGGAAGGTTTCGCTTGAAGATAAATGGTATGTGGATAAGATGGGAGAGTGGGCAGTATCGGCAAGGATATGCAGCCGCGTACAGCGTTCGGTATCTTCCAGGGCTGTAACGGACTACACCATTCCTGATTTGCCGAAGCTGACAGTTCCCCACGGGCTTCTTCTGGAGCCTTACGAATATCAGAAGGAAGGTATCGCCTATGCCTTGCAGCATAAGCGGTGTATCTTCGGGGACCAGCCGGGACTTGGAAAGACGTTGCAGGCAATAGGCACGGTTACGATAGCAAAGGCGTATCCGTGCCTTGTTGTTTGTCCGGCCGCCCTGAAGATAAACTGGCAGCGTGAGTTCAAGAAGTTTGCCGGAAAGCAGGCGATCATCCTTGATGACAAGAACAAGTCAAGCTGGCAACGCTTCTACGAACAGAAGAAGGCGGACGGTACGGCCTTGTGCGATATCTTTATAACCAACTACGAGAGCCTGAAAAAGTTCTTCGTGCAGGGAATAAAGGATGATGCACGCTTTACCATGCGTTCCATCACGTTCGACCCGCGTATCTCATTGTTCAAGTCGGTAGTGATAGATGAGAGCCACAAGTGCAAGTCCAGCAAGACACAGCAGAGCAAGTTCCTGGAAGGAATATGCAAGGGTAAGGAGTACGTGCTGGAGCTTACGGGGACTCCGGTAGTGAACAACAATACCGACCTTATCCAGCAGTTGAAGATAATGGGACGTCTGGAGGACTTTGGAGGATACAAAAACTTCTGTGAAAAGTTTTGTGCCGGGCCTAAGCAGAGTTCCAATGTGAAGGAGTTGAACTGGAGACTGTCGACCACCTGCTTTTTCCGCCGGGAGAAGGCCAAGGTACTCACGCAGCTTCCGGACAAGTCACGGCAGTATATCGAAGTGGATATCACCAACCGTAAGGAGTACGACAAGGCGGAAGCCGATTTGATTCAGTATCTGCGTACATACAAGAATGCGGATGATGAAAAGATACAGAAGGCTCTTAGAGGTGAGGTAATGGTGAAGATGGGAATCCTGAAATCCATATCCGCAAGGGGCAAGATTAAGGTGTTCTCTGAGTTTATCCATGACGTGATAGACGGTGGAGAAAAACTGATAGTCTTTGCCTACCTCAAGGAGGTTGTGATGGAACTGAAAAACCATTTCCCCGATGCGGTGACCGTGACGGGTGATGATAATGCAACACAGAAGCAGAATGCGGTGGACCGTTTTCAGAATGACCCTGAATGCAGGCTGATAATTCTGAACTACAAGTCGGGAGGTACGGGATTGACGCTTACCGCTTCCAGCCGTGTGGCGTTTATCGAGTTCCCTTGGACATTCTCAGACTGCGAGCAGGCAGAGGACAGGGCGCACCGTAACGGCCAGAAGAATAACGTGAACTGTTACTACTATTTAGGGAAAGATACGATTGACCGCTATATGTACGATGTTATCCAGACCAAAAAGAACATTGCCAACGGTGTGACCGGAACGGATGATGTGGTGAAGGAAAGCGTGGTGGATATGGCCATGAACTTATTCAGTCAGAAGTTATGAAAACCATACTGCAATCATTGAAAGAAAAGGTGGAGGGTGGAAATATTACTCTCAGAGAAGCCGCTATCAGGTTACATGAAGCCGGATGGACAAACTTTATAGATGAAGAAACTACAAGAAGGTTGCTTAAACTGTAATAAAATGAGAAAGCATACTACACCGCTATCAGAAAGCCAGATTCAGCATGATTGCCTGACATGGTTCAGGCTTCAGTACCCGAATCTGGCTTTGCTTCTCTTTGCAGTTCCGAACGGTGGCCGCAGGGATGCAAAGACAGGAGCGAGGATGAAATACGAGGGAGTTGTAAGGGGAGTTGCCGACCTGATACTACTTATCCCCAAAAAAGGATATGCTTCCCTCTGTATTGAAATGAAGACACCGAAAGGGGTACAGAGTAACGGGCAGAAAGAATGGCAGAGAGAAGCCGAGAAGTACCGGAATCGGTATGTGGTCTGCCGTTCCCTTCCTGAATTTATGAAAGAAGTAAACGAATACTTGTTATGACCTACATAGAACTAATCAATAACTTCTGGTTCCTCGATGAAGACTGGCAATTTACCTGCTGTGAAACGAGGCTTTATTTTTACTTGTTGAAAACAGCGAATCGTTTAGGCTGGGTGGATAGCTGGACACGTAGTGACACTAAGGTGGCGTCTGACGTGGGAGTGTCGGTCAATTCGATGAAAACTGCAAGAAACAGATTGGTTCAGGCTGGTTTGATAGCATTCAAAGCTGGAGGAAACGGGCAACGGGATAAAACGAAATATCAAGTTATATGTGAATTTAGGTGTCAAAATTTGATACCTAAAGTACCACCTAACCTTGAACCTAATCCTATACCTAACCTTGAACCTAAAGTACAACCATATAATAAGACTAAGAATAAGACTAAGAATAATAATAACTCTGGCGAGTTATTTCCGCCCGAAGAAAAACCGAAAAAGAAAAAATCGGCAAAGGCAGAATTTATCCCTCCCACATTGGACCAGGTAAAAGCCTACTTTGAAGGAAAGCTTCCGGACTGGGAAAGGCAGGCGGAAATATTCTTCTATCACTTCGACAGCCTTGGATGGCGTAACGCTAACGGAGCAAAGATTGAGCGTTGGGACAGCAAGGCAAATCTTTGGATAATGGACGAACAAGCAAAACAATATCAGCATGGAAAACAATCTGAAAACAGTTGCGGAGGTAATAAACCAAGCGACAATGGTACAACAGCCGGAAAACTTAAAGCGGTTGAACTCTGATTCAAGACAGGCGGAATCATTCTGGAAGCAGAAGCTGGTAGAGTGCATGACCAGTGTATCACCAGGATTCGTGATAGATGCCAGAAACCGCAGGGAGTTGGATGCACTGTACCGCTGGGTATGGGAAAGAGCCGGCCGTATCATGGGAGGAAGTCTTGACCCGTGCAAGGGCATTATGCTTTGTGGCCCGATAGGAACAGGAAAGTCCACGCTCATGAAAGGGTTGCAGAAGTACGAAAGTCTGGTAAACAGATATGCGTTTGCCTTCGGAAGGAAAGATTTGGGGTTCGCATTCGTCTCAGCGGCTGAAATATCATTGCGCTATGCGGAACAAGGAATTGACGGGATAATTCGCTACACGCAGCGAGAATGCGCCTCAGGGCTATGTATTGACGAACTTGGACGCGAACCTTCGGACGCAAAGCACTTTGGGACGGGACTGAACGTAATACAGACAGTTTTACAGCTCCGTTATGAGTTTCGCCATGAATACTGCACTTATGCGACAACCAATCTGGAACCGAGTGATATACCAACACGATATGGAATCTACATAGCAGACCGCTGCAAGGAGATGTTTAACATCGTTCATGTAGGTGGTGAAACAAGACGGAAATAATAACCAAAAACCACATCAATATGACAACTTTTGAAAAAACAATCGACCTCAAAGATGGAACTGATATGGAAGAAGTGAATAAAAAAATATTTATAGAATACGTATCCCACTTGTATAGCACCGATAAAAGCTATGAGGTTATTGGCCGAGACATCAAAGCGGTAAAGTTATTCCTTGAAAGCGATTATCAGGTAAGCCGTAAAGGATACAAGGCTTATATCAGAGAGAATGCCGTTGAATTATCTGACAAGCCATACATTAAAGACGCCCTATGTGGCTTCCTTAATTATCTTGGTATTGGATATTCACGAACACGAAAGGAAAAATTAGTTAAGCCTTTGGAAAAGTTGAGCAAAGTTTCTGAAAAGAACATGAAACTGATGAATGAATTTGTGTATTATCTTACCCAGGATGAAGATTACTCTCCACATACACTGGAAATATATTCATTTTCAATTAAGAAATATTTCGAATACGCCAACGAGGTATCGGTTGACAATTACAAGCGTTTTGTGAGGATGTTGGAGGATGAGGGATTGTCTCCAAGAACGATACGACTACGAATTACCGCACTTGAGCGATTTAGTAAATGGATGAAGAAACCGATAGAGTTGAAGCGCCCTAAGTTCAAGAAGGAATTGAATACAGAGAACGTGCCAACCGAAGCCGAATACAACCGGCTGCTTGAGTATTTGAAAACTTGTCATAACCGGGACAGGTACTTTTTCATCAAGATACTGGCTACAACAGGGGCAAGGGTAAGCGAGTTCTTCCAATTCAAGTGGGAGGACATCCTTTCCGGTGAAGTCACTCTAAAGGGAAAGGGAAACAAGTACAGGAGGTTCTTTTTCAGCAAGCAGTTGCAGGCTGAAGTGAAAGCATACGTGAAGGAGAGTCACAAGACCGGATATGTAGCAGTTGGTAAGTGTGGAAGGCTGACACAGCGGAGCTTGTGCCAGTCAATGAAAGAATGGGGAGATAAGTGCGGGATAGATAAATGTAAGATGCACCCTCATGCTTTTCGACATTTTTTCGCAAAAATGTATTTGAAAAAGAATAATGACGTGGTACAGTTGGCCGACCTGTTGGGACACGGAAGTATTGATACGACAAGAATTTATTTACAGAAAAGTTATGACGAGCAGAAAAAAGAATTTAATCGAAGCGTTGTATGGTAGCTTCATGTTTATAGATAACCTTCCGGAATTGATAGACCGGGAAACAATTTATGATGAGACAGGACACGTGGATTTGGAGTTTATGACTGCCATTCTTCAATGGATGTCAAGGATGGCAGACATAAGCGTTAAAGTACAGAAGTCGTTGAACCGTCTGTTGGGGTGTGACGAACTGGAGCAGAACAACAAGCGCAATAAAGATGATTCGGGAAGCAAATGGAGCGTGGAGGAAATCCTCATGCACTGTACGCTTGAAGATAATGTGTTAAAACTTCCTCAAGTACAATTTAATAAGAAGTCCTATGCTGAAGCTAAGAAATGGATTGAAGAAGCTGGAGGAAGCTGGCAGGGCGGAAAAGTGCAGGGCTTTACATTCCCTTTCAATGCGGAACGTGTATTCTCTATTCTTCATGAAGGAAAGCGGTGTAATTTACAGCAGGACTTCCAGTTCTTTGCAACACCTCCAGAAGTAGCCGACTGGCTTGTGATGCTGGCAGGTGGCGTGCATGAAAATGAAAAGGTTTTGGAGCCAAGTGCAGGTACTGGTGCTATCATAGATGCAATTCATCGAAGCTGTCCGGACGTAATTGTAGATTGCTACGAACTTATGCCGGAGAATAAGGAGATTTTATCGAAAAAGGATAATATACGTATTCTTGGAGATGACTTCACGAAGTGTGATGTTGCACGGTATGATAAGATTATCGCAAATCCGCCATTCAGCAAAAATCAGGACATTCGGCATGTAAGGCGTATGTATGAATGCTTGAACTCCGGAGGTGTATTAGCTGCAATAACTGGTCCACACTGGGAATTTGGAAGTGAATCTGAATGTAAGGATTTCAGAAAATGGCTGGATGATAATGGAGGAAAGAAATTCGAGATTGAAGAAGGAGCCTTCAAGGAAAGCGGAACCGGGACTAAAACTATAGCAATAGTAATTAATAAGTGATATGGGAAAGCTGAAAGTTTATTATGGATGGGCCAGAATTGGAGGTGTCAGGAAAAAGCGTGCTTTGTCGGTCATGTTCGAGAACGAAATGCTGGGATGCAGGAGTGAGAGAGGACAAAGGTGTCTAAGAACACTTCAAGACACCGTATTTGAACGGTACCAGACTGATGAAGAAGAAAAGGAAGGTAAACGTCAGAACCGGATATTTACTGAGTACAGCCTGTTCATCGATGAGAAACCTATCAATGGCAGCCTTGAAAGATGCTTGCTGATTAACAGAGAAGCTGACAAGAACAATGTTTCTAAGGCCATGAGTGAAAGAATCTTCGAGGCATTGAGAAAGGCTTTCTTATTTTCAAATCCTGGGTATAAAGAACCTTACTCACAACTTGAATTGAAATTTAAATGATATGGGAAAGCAGGAAAGTGTGAGCGATTTTTATCAGTTCGCAAATGATTTGGCCAAAGCTGAAAAGGAGCTGAAGATTGAGCAATGGGTTGAAGTAACTATTTACTACGGATATGCAGAAAAACAAGTAAGCTTATATCACTACAATCTTCCCCGTGAGATGTATTTCCGGTACCAATGGGTAATCAGATGGAGGATGGCGAAATTACAGTGCCAATACCCCAAACAGATTGTATCTACAAGCCTGTACTTCTACGACAAGCGTTCAGGAGAGTCGCTTGAAGTGAGTTCTTGCCTGTCTAAGCTGATTTCGGCCAAAGCCCAGATAACAAAAGCAGAACGCAAGATGAATGAGTACATCGAGCACAACCGTCAGAACAACATGTTCTTTGATGAGAACACGGATGAGGAGCTTGTTAAGTTCCGGGAGAAGTTTGAGCGCAAGAAAATCGAGTGTGCTGAGTGTGAGAAACGATTGGAACAACTTGTTGAAAAAAGGAGAAATAATCAATGAAAACGAAATTATATTACATGTTCCTGGCAGTCATGTGGTGGCTGCTGGGATAGGTGGAAAGGAAATGAATATGAACAGAGAAATAAAATTCAGAGGGAAAAAACTTAAAGATAACAGTTGGGTATATGGTCTTCTAACTAATGACATGAAGGGTCATTATAGAATAAACTTTTGCCCTAAAAGCTTTTCATGTGTAGTAAAAGAAGATACCATCGGTCAGTTCACCGGACTTCAGGATAAGAATGAGAAAGAAATATATGAAGACGACATCATGCAGATTACAACAACCCTTGATAAATATCTGTTCAAGGTAACTTGGAATGAAGAGTTAGGAGCATGGTGTTTGATGATGAAAGGTGATATTAAAGAAGGAACAAAACCTTTAGGGGAATGGCTAGGTGAATATTGGGATAAAATCGAAGTTATCGGAAACATTTACGATAATCCGGAATTAATGGAGTATAAATCATGAAACCATTTGAATGTCACGGTTGCAAGTGGTTCTATACAAAAGGACTGAAAGGATTTAAGGTATTTTATTGTACCTATGCGCTATACCACCGGAAAGGCATGAAGCCCGGTAGATGTGTAGGTATTCACAGAATAAAAAGCTGTAACAGAAAGGAGAAGCTATGAAACAAGTAAAAGTAAAAATCGAAACAAGTGTTGAAACTATGCTGGGGGATAAACCAGTCAATGAACTTCTGAAAGATATTGCCAATTTGTGTCATGAAAGATTAAAATATTTGACATCAAAAAATGAAGGGTGTGAGATGCTGTATGAAGATGGTGAATATGAAGATTACAGAATAGACATGGAAGATAGGGTAGCAACTCTTGAATCTGCTCTTTATCAAATACTGGATTTATTGGAGAACTAATAGACTAATATATGGAAAATAAGGAAACAAAAATTATTGGATACAAAGGGTTCGACAAAGACCTTAAATGCAGAGATTATCAATATGAGGTGGGAAAGACATTTGAGTATGAAGGGGATGTCTCATGCTGTGATAGAGGATTCCATTTCTGCGAAAATCCGTTTGACGTGTTCGAATATTATCCACCTTCCGACAGCAGGTATTGTTCCGTTGAAGGAAGCGGAAAGTCAGATAAGGATAATAAAGGCTCAAAAGTTTCCGTGTCGAAGTTACATATCTCAGCTGAGATAGGACTTAAAGGAATTATCGATGCAGGAGTGAAATTTATTCTAGACAAGGTAAATTGGCAAGGCAACAAAATCCCCAGCACGGAAAAGCGTTCCGCTGCGACCAACACGGGCGACTGTTCCGCTGCGAGCGTCGAAGGCAAGGATTCTATTGCTATTGTGACTGGAAAGGAGAGCAAAGCTAAAGGAGCGATAGGATGCTGGATAGTACTTACCGAACGTGGTGAATGGGATGGAGAAACTTATCCGATAATAGAAGTAAAGGCTTTCAAGGTTGACGGAGTAAGCATCAAGGAAAACACATATTATTCACTGGTTAACGGGAAGCCCGTGGAATGTGAATAAGGAAGGAGGCAACCAATGATTACAGAACAATGCGTTACATTTGAAACAGCCCGGATGCTGAAAGAGGCCAAAGTCAAAGGTACACTTGAAACGGAACTCAAGAAGATTGAGCGATGCCAGTTACTCATCCTTGACGACCTGTTCATCGTGCCTCTCGACGCCAAGGAGCGTCCCATACTGCTTGACATCATCGAGGACAGGCATGAACGGAAATCCATCATCATCACATCGCAGTACCCCTCCTCCAACTGGTACGACATGGTAGGTGACCCGACAATAGCCGATGCAATCCTTGACCGCATCATACATACGGCTCATACCATAGAGTTATATGGTGAAAGTATGCGAAAGTTAAGGTCTAAGAAAAACGGGAAATTTTAAAAGGGTAAAATAAAATTGACCCCCAACACCAGGACTTTAAAGGGTCAATCATATTGTAGCCAAAGGTGGGCAAATCCTGTTTGGCCAAAAGGGTCAAAGTCGCGTGGCTTTTCCAATTGCTTCCTGTGTTTACGAAACATACCATTACAACATTTTCTAATTATATTAATCTGTTTTGTAGATTTGCAGCAGAGATGTTGATTTATCAGAAAAATAATATTGAAGGATGTACGTGTGATGAAGATATGGATATTATAAACAATCTGATAGAAGAAGGATGTAAAAGCAATATTCCATATTTCGAGCAATGGAAAGAAAATAAAGAATAAAATAAATCTTACTGACAACCCTTGTCAGTGCTTTGTGAATACCCGGTAACTGCTTTGTGGCGGTTATCGGGTAAATTTGTTTCTGTAACGCAAATACCGAGATATATGGAAGTGATTTACAGAAGTACAGAAACATTGAAGAAGCTGGAGAGCAACCCGAGAACCATATCAGAAGGGCAGCTCCAGAAGTTGAAGGAATCCATACAGAACAATCCGGACTATTTTGAAGCACGTCCGATTATTCTGTCAGACCGAACGGGACATCTTGTCATTATTGCAGGAAACCAGCGCTATGATGCGTGCGTGCAGCTTGGAATCAAGGAGGTTCCTACGGTGCTTATCCCGAACCTGACAGAAGAGCGTGAGCGCGAAATCATCATTCGTGACAATGTGAACAACGGGGAATGGGATATGTCCCGACTGTTTGAATGGGACTGCCGGAAACTCATGGATTGGGGTATAGAAGGCATCAGCTTCCCTGATTTGGACGATTTCCCCGGAGGTATGGAAGATACTCACAATGTGCTGCGGAATGAAAATTACGAAGCGGGAGCGCATATCAAGTACCTGGCATTTGAAGGGTACAAGATACCTATAACCGATGTGGAACTTGAAGGGCTGAAACAGCGTGCTGCCAAGTATCTTGAAGAGAACGGAGTGATGATTGGTTTCGTAAATAATCTGCTGGGCTTATGATGGAATACATTGACATAGAATCACTGAATCCGGCAGAGTACAACCCAAGGCTGCTTACTCCGGAAGCACAGGAAAACTTGAAGAAGTCGATAACGGAGCTTGGCATCATCAAGCCGATAATTATCCGCAGGTCGGACAAACGAATCATGGCAGGACACCAGCGAACAAAGACCATGAAGCTGCTTGGATATACTCATGTTCCTGCTTTCGTGCTGGATGGCGTGAACTCAACGGATGAGGTACGCTTCAACCAGCTTCACAACTATGCCGAATGCGAGGTGTCGGAGGTACAGCCTGACATACGTGTACCTGTTTCTGAAGGAACGGAAGGTTTCTTTATGGTACCGAATAAGGATATAACCATCATTACCAAGGGTGGGAGCAACGCACACGTAGTGGACCTTACGAAGATGATTCTTCGCTATGGGCAGTTTGCGAATGCCGTATGCAACCATGAAGGTAAGGTCATCATATCCACCGTATACGCCAAGGCGGTGAAGCTTCTGGGTATGGACCTGCTTGTCTATGTACTTCCGGAAGGAAAGGAGGAGCTGGCCCTGTCTTATTTTTCGAAGGAATACGGTGTCTTTGAATACTCCCATCTGGAACGGAAGACTTACATACAGTCTTTTGCACAGAAGGCACGTCTCAGGGAGAAAAACGGTGTCCCGAGCAGCAGGAGCCATTCCACGCTGTACGAGCGTCTGGTACTTCCGTTCATCACGAAGGACATGCATGTGCTTGACTTCGGAGCCGGACAGAAGGACTATGCCACTAGGCTGAAAAAGGAGGGATATCACATTGACGCGATAGAGTTCTTTCACCGGAAGGACGGGGCTGACGTGATAGACGAGAAGGAGATACGTCAGGACTGTGCGGACGTGTGCAGGACATTGTCGGAACATGGCCTGTATGATGTCGTGGTATGTGACAGTGTCCTGAATTCCGTAAATTCCCTCGACGATGAAAGGAACGTCCTTCTTTCCATTTCTGCATTGTGCAAGCCGGGAGGTATGATTTTCTGGTCAGGTATCCCGCTATTGTTCGCACAGAAGGCTTCCGAGAGAAAGGAAACACATGATTACCGTTCTAGAGCACTTTTTCTGGATGCAAACAACTTCACGGCCAACTTCCGCTTTGGAGAATGGTATTTCCAGCATTATCATTCCACGGCAGACGTATGCCGTCTTACGGAAGAACTTATCGGTTCTGAATTCAGGATATATGAGAAGGGTATTGAGGTAGACAAGTCACGGGAACTGCGCGGATCATCCTTTCAGGTATCCGTCATGAACGAAAGAAGAGCTGAGCACGATGTATATGCTGAAGCTCTCAGATACGAATTTACCCTTCCTCTTCCTAACAACAGAAGATGGGATTTGGATAAGGAAATATTACCCGTTTTTGAAAAATTGTGATTATGGCAGCACCAAAAGGAAATAAGTTCTGGATGTTAAGAAGCAAGCATGGCAGGGACAAGCTCTTTGCTACGCCTGAACTTCTATGGGATGCGGCGTGCGAGTATTTCCAGTGGTGCGATGAGAATCCATGGACAACCAGAAAGGCCATACAGAAAACTGTACCCGTAAGAGTGAATAAAGGGAAGGAGATTGTAACAGAGAACCAGCAGCACACACAGCAGGAGGTTACTCCCACGTCACGGCCGTATTCTCTCATGGGACTGTGCGTGTATCTGGGCGCTTCTACAAACTGGTGGAACGAGTTTCGTTCTGCCTGCATAAATAAAGGGGATAAAGATTTTTTGGAGGTCATCGCGCGTGTGGAGGAAACCATCAAGACCCAGCAGTTCGAAGGGGCGTGTGTCGGTGCGTTCAATGCGAATATCATAGCCCGTACTTTGGGGCTGGCCGATAAGCAGGAGGTGGACCATACGACGCAGGGAAAGCCCTTCAAGGGATTCGATTTTCTTCCCTATACTCCGGAAGCGGACAAACTGAAATGACATGGGACAGAAGGTCAATATAAAGCAGAGGTTGGCATACAATTACCTTCGTGATGACAGGACGAAGTTTCTGCTGTATGGCGGTGCCGGAGGTGGTGGAAAATCATGGCTTGGCTGTGAGTGGCTGATGCAATGTGCCTACTATCTTCCAGGCACTCGCTGGTTTGTAGGGCGAAATAATCTGAAGGACAGCCGGGAATCCGTGACCGTTACTTTCAACAAGGTAGCGAAGTTACACGGATTTACGGCATACAAGACAAACAATGAAGGGATAGCGTTTGACAACGGTAGCGAAATAGTTTATATCGACCTGACATATTATCCGGTAAAAGACCCGTTGTATGAACGCCTGGGTTCAAAGGAATATACCGGAGGATGGATAGAGGAAGCTGGTGAGGTGCATTATCTTGCCTTTGACGTGCTGAAAACCCGTATCGGCCGACACATGAACGATGTCTATGGCGTACCTGGAAAGATACTTATCACCTGCAACCCTAAGAAGAACTGGCTGTACCGTGACTTCTACAAGCCGTGGAGAGAAGGAAAGCTGGAAGAACCGTATGCTTTCATTCAGGCATTGGTTCAGGATAACCCTTGGGCTACGGAGGACTATATTGAGAGCCTTCGTAATACGAAGGACAGGGTGACGAAGGAACGTCTGTATTTCGGGAACTGGGAGTATGACAATGACCCGACAGCCCTTTGTGATTACGATGCTATCTGTGACCTGTTCACGAATGAGTTTGTCAAGCCTGCCGGGGATTCTTCCGGTTCTGCTGACCTTGCCATGAAGGGACGTGACCGTTTCATCGCCGGACACTGGAAAGGGAATGTCTGCTATATCAAGCTGGATCAGGAATACAGTACTGGGAAGTCCATCGAGACAGACCTGAAGCGTATGATGATAGAGTGTTCCATTCCACGCAGCCGGATGATAGCGGACTCTGACGGATTGGGCAGCTATCTTGAAAGCTATCTGAACGGAATCAGGGAGTTCCATGGAGGAACACGGCCCATCAATCCTGAGTATGACAACCTGAAATCGGAATGTGCCTTCAAGCTGGCGGATATGATAAACAACCGCCTTCTCCGTATAGTATGTACGGAAGCACAGAAGGAGCGAATCATTGAAGAGCTTGGGGTGTTGAAGCAGGACCACATAGATGCGGATACGAGAAAGAAGGGAATTATCAGCAAGGAAAAGATGAAGGAGATACTTGGCCGCTCTCCTGACTATCTTGACATGCTGATTATGGCGATGTTTTTCAGGATAAAACCAGTGTTAAGGCGGCCGAAAGCAAAACTTGGGAATATATGACGGTAAAGGAGTTGTTGGTAGTTGGTAATCTGTCACACGGTATTGAAGGAGAGCTTGAGAAGCTCCGTAAACCGTGGAAAGTGGGAAAGGTCAGGACACCTGATACCTTGAATGACCTGAATATGGGTGAGCTTATGCAGTTGCAGTCAATCAGTACGGAGAAGGAAACGATAATGGTTCCTTGTCGTGTGCTTCTGGGAATGTCGGAGCGTGAGGTGATGGGGGCTGATGCATCTGAGGTTATCGGCTTTTGCTTCTGGGTGGCCAGGGAAGTGAAGCGGATAAACAAGCTGTTTGCTTCCACGTCCGTTCCTCCTACTCCGGAGGAGAAGCAGGCTGGGGCAGAAGCATTGAATTTCGGGCCGTTCGGACTGCTCGACTATTATGCACTGAGAATGGGAATAACGGACCATGAGGCGGTAGAATATGTTCCGTGGGTACGTGTGTATAAATGCCTGGATATGGATGCCAGGAAGATGAGGTATGAACGCAGGTTACGTAAAATCTTGGAGGGAAAGAAGAAATGACAGTAGAAGAGAAGGTTAGGAAAATAGTGGAACAGATGGGAGTTACCTATCTGTTTGAGAACTGGCAGGCTGCCAATGTAAGGCTTGACAAGATGCAGCTTCCTGCCGTGATGTATGTGCTTCCGGCTTCCGGAAACCTGAATGTGGGGCTTATGCAGATGAAAGACTTTCCTAACTGCATGATAGCCTTTATGGACAAAACGAAGCATGATTTCTCCGGTGAAGAGAATGACATGGTGATAGAACGATGCAAGTCTTTGGCCAGGGAGTTTATACTGAACGTGAACAGAAGCGGAATGTTCGAGCCTGTACAGGGTGACATTCAGTATTCGGTGTTCTATGATAAGCTTGACGTGAATGTGACGGGGATTGTCATCCAGATTCCTTTGAAGGAAATAAGAGGAATCGTGATATGCCCTACAAAAACAGTGAAGGAGATAGTGTATGGAACTTCTGCTGAGGGATAAGGTGATGGAGCTGGTGTCTTCAGAACTTGAAGCATTGAAACAGAAGGTAATCGAAAACCAGAAAAACTCCGGTCTGGTTGCTTCCGGCAGAACGATAGCCAGCATGAAGGTAGAGGTTACGGAGGACGGCGGTGTTCTGTGGGGACGTAGCCCGTTCGGAACGCTGGAGACCGGACGAAAGCCGGGTAAGGTACCGGCAGGATTCTGGAAGATAATCCGGCAATGGATGGATGACAAGGGCATCCAGGTACAGAAGCCTGATTCCTTTGCTTACCTTGTGGCGAGAAAGATAGCCAATGAAGGGACACAGCTCTTCCGGAATGGCGGTAGGGATGATATTTATTCTCCTGAAGTGAAGGATACGGTAGAAAGGGTATCGCAGGGTATCGGTATTCTGTTCGGGAGTGAAGTGGAACATATAAATCTTAATTTCAATGAGAACGGGAACTATTAACGGATGCAGTATTAAATATCCGGATGAAGTGGTATTCTGCTTTAATCCGAATATGATTACAGTGAATACTTCCAGTGATGTCACTTTTGTAATATCTTCCGATAGCGGAGGTTCCGGAGGTGTATTCGATACTACATTTGACAGGACGTTTACGATTGTGAAGAGACCATATTTTTCGGATAATCGTGATGAATACGCTAATTATGTAGAACTTGACATATCCGCATATCTTCAGGCATGTTTCGATATTAACAGAAGTGGAGGGATGGTTGAGTCAAAAGTGGTTCATGTTAAAGTGACCATATCAGGAGTTTCTATGTCTTTTGATGTGACGGCTATATGGGGAGCTATGAATATCGGTGAGCAGTTTGATGCTCCACGTACCGTAGTACATTTTACGAAGTATCCATTTACTGTAACGATATTTGACCAGATGATTAAGCATGTGAGTCCTTCTGACGTACCGGAATACGTCAAAGTCGTGGAGGATGATTCTGAAGATGGTATTTATTTGCGCTGGATAGACCGTCATGGATTTTATCAGTATTGGCTTTTCCAGGAAGGGTCAAACGAAAATAAATCTGAGGAATATGGTGAGCGTCTTATGGAAAACTTTTATGGGAGCAAGTATGGGTATTACGGCGTATCCAGAATTCAGGGAAAGACTACCGAGGGAACCAAAAAGGCATGTGCGTCATTGGTTTCTAAGGAGATATTCAACATGCTGCTTTCAATACATTCTTCTCCTCTTGTCGATATGTATGTGGATGAGACCTGGGTTCCGGTTGGTATAAAAGCTGATACGGCTGTTGATTCAGGTGAGCACCTGCAGGATTTTGAGATAACGGTCATATTGCCAACTATAATTTCGCAGAGCTTATGAGAGATGAATTATATATTGACGGGACGAAGGTGGATATGGGGGAGTCCGGTGTTTCTCTTGAATACCGTAGCAATATCCTGACTGATATTAGCAAGATTGTAAGTAATTTCAGCTATACGATTAAGCTGCCGAAGACAAAGAATAATCTTCGGCTGATAGAATGTGCTCATATACCCAGTGCAGTGAGCAGCTTCCCATATCTTCCTCATGTAGGTACTTTATTGCGTGACGGTGTGCAGATTGTTGATGGAGCCAATGTGGTATTGATGTCAGTAAGTGACACGATAGAGATTGCGCTTTCATGGGGAAACGCTAATGGCTTTTCAAAAATTATTGAGTTTGAAGGAAACATAGATGATTTGGATTATGGGTTAGATGATTATATTTTTTGGAGGTATGATATATCTCCAGATGAAGATGCACCTATTATGAATTATGGCTTCAGAAGCACAGAGAAACATGTGTCTTACCATCCGGTTGTATCCGCTAAATGGCTTTTGGATAGGATACAGAGTCAGTTTGGTGTGAAATTCTTGTTCCACTCTGATAAGCAGGATATTCTTCAACTCTTGAAAATCCCGTTGCTGAAAAAAGAGGATGCACAGAAGCATGTGGATGCAAATCGGGTACTATTGACTTTGAATGGGCTGAAAAAAACTGATGGAGCTTTTCGGTTTTATCAATTGTTGTTTTACGGTCTTGTACAATCCTATTATATTGAATATTATAAAGATGGTATTTTTACATCAGCTTTTAAGCCAAAGTTTAACGACTTGCAGCTGAACTATTCGATAGATTGCAAATTAGTTTATGTTGGAGGTGCATACAAGAATGGAGGATACTTGGATATAGTAGATGCTGACACCGGAGAGATAATAGACCAGGTAAATGCGTGTGAAGTTATTGATAGAGGGAATGATAATTATGAGTGTCATTTCAAGAAGGATTTGTCGTTGGAGCCGTATAATAAGACAATTTACATAAGTACAACAGTTTCTAAAACTGGTGATGATAGCGTTAATCTGGTTTCTGGAAGTATAACTCTTGAAGCAAAAGTATCTGAGGTAGGGGCCGATATAGGAGAGTACAACAAGTATTTTACCGTACCAAATTTGCCATCAATAAAATTGATAGACTTTATTAAGTCTATAGCTTATATGCTTGGAGTTTTTGCGATTCCGGGTGATAACAACGACATACATTTCGTATCGTTTGACTCGGTGATAGAAAATAAAAGTAATGCAGTAGATTGGTCTGGAAGGGTTTTGATTAATGATTATGGTGATGCAGCACGTAATATCAGTTATCAGTTGAATGACTTCACCCAGAAAAACTGGTTCCGCTATAAGGAAGATGATAATGTTACTGAGAATTATGATTCGTTTATAGCAGTTGAGAATAGGGCGTTAGATTATGAAAGAGATGCTGTCTCACTTCCTTTTTCTGCTTGTGATACGTTGGGAGGTGTGGCAAGTATCCCGTTGTATTCGTATAATGATGATGGAGAGCTGGAATATGATAGTGGGATGAATCCACGAATCGTTTTATATGATTCTGAGACTCGTTCAGGTGTTTTCTATCCGTTAAGATGGGAGGAGTTGATAAGACAGCATTATGCATCGTATCAGGAAGTGGTCAGACAGCCAAAGGTTATAAAGGAGCTTGTTCTTTTATCTGCTCCGGAATTGGCCGTACTTGACTTGCTTAAACCTGTATATATTCGACAATACGGTTCATATTTTGCGATTGTGAAGGTGAAAACCAAGGAGAATAATATATGCGAAGTTGAATTGCTAAAAATATAGTGTTATGGCAGATAAGGTGGAGAAAATCCTTGACATCAAGGTGAATTACAATGAAGCGATTAAGGCGATAGCGAATTATCAGGCAAAGATTGATGCGGCACGTAATGCCGAGAAACAATTAAAAAAACAATTAAGTGAGGGTAAGATTTCCCGCCAGCAGTATAATGAAGCTATGGCTTCGACTAAAGCTGTTATTGCTGATTATAATGATTCTATACGTATCATTAATAAAACTGTCCAGAATCAGTTGAAACAGGAGAAAGAACAGGAGGGAAGTCTTAGATCGCTTCGCGCTCAGTTATCCAATTTGACGGCTGAATATGATGCTCTGTCGGAAGCTGAAAGAAAGGGTGCCAGAGGTGAGGAGCTGAAAAAAAGTATAAACGAGGTTACGGATGCACTGAAGGAGGGCGAGGAGGAAACCCAGAGGTATTACCGGAATGTGGGGAATTATGAAAAATCGCTTTCTTCTATATTTGAGAGTTTGGAAAAAAAATTAGCGGAAGAAACGAAGTTGTATGAGGAATTAATAGCAGTACAAGGTGAAAATTCTGAAGCTGCGCGGAAGCAGAAGGAGGTAATGGAAAGTCTTGTAAAGGAAATGGATGCTACCAAATCAGCAGCTGAGGGAATAAATGAGAATATTACGACTTTAATTGCAAATGGTATAGGTCTGAATGAATCGACTCTAAAAATGATTCAAGGCTTTACTAGCCTTTCAACTGTAATTAATGTCGTAAAATCTGCTGTTATAGCTTTGCTTTCTCAGTTGGCAAAACTGATTGCCAATCCGATTGTTGCTATTCTTACTGCGATTTCCGTGGTGATTATGGCTGTAGCTAAAGGTATTAAATCGAGTGAGGAAAATACAAGCCGATGGAATGTTGTTCTTGCTCCATTGAAAATGGCCTTGGATGCCGTGGGTAAAGTGCTTCAGATTGTGGCAAGTGGAATACTTTCTGTTGTAGAAGCTGGTGGTAAGATGATGGGATGGATTACCAAGCAGCTTGAAAAACTTCCGGTACTTGGTAAATATGTGGCAGAGGTGAACAAGGAGAATGAGAGATACATTGCTATGGCAAAGGAGCAGGCGGCAATAGACAGGGATACACGAAACCTTCAGGTGCAGAATGCAAAGAATGCTCTTCAGATAGCTACTTTGAAGGCAAAGGCTGACGATGAACTGAATGTGTCTGCAAAGGAACGTATGGAAGCTATCAGGGAAGCTAACAGACTGGAGGAGGAAGCTAGCAAGAAGAACTACGAACTGGCCAAGAGAAGATATGAACTGATGGTACAGCAGAATGCGATGGCTGAGAACACTAAGGAAACTAATGATGCTATTGCTCAGGCTGAGGTGGAGATGTATAATGCGTTGACTGAGTATCAGGATAAAAGGGGTGAATTGCTTGGTCGTGAGGTGTCTTTGGCAAACGAAATAAAGTCGGCTGAAAAGGAAAAATCGGATGCGGCTATTGCTGCAAAGCAGAAAGAATTGGAAGCGGTAAGAGCGGCAGAGGATGCCATGCTGGCTCTTGTTAAGGATAAGCGCGAGCAGGAACGTAAGGAAATAGAACTCACTTATTCCCGTCAGATAGAAGATTTACGCGCTAGACTGAAAACAGAGACAGACCTTACAGTAAAGGCCCGCCAGGCTATCAACGACCAGATAAAAGCTCTGGAACAGCAGAAGGCTGCTGAGTTGCAAAAGCTGTCTGAGGAGGAACTACAGAAGGAGATAGACAACCGTACCAAGCTCATTTCCTTGCAGCTTGAATCCGTAAAGGAAGGTAGCGAGCAGGAATATCAGCTTAGAATGCAGCAGTTATTTGCACAGCGTGATGCCGAGCTTGCTGACAAGGAACTGACCGAGCAGATGAAGCTGGCAATTGTGGAAAAGTATGACAAGCAGATGGATGACCTGATATTACAGCGTGAGCAGGAAATATCGGAAAAGCAGCAGGAAGCCGTCAGAGTGAGAATGGAGAATGAAATCATGCAGCTACAGCAGTCCGGTGCAAGTGAAATGGAGATACTTCAGGAACAAGCCTCACAGAAATTAGAGTTGTTGAACAGCATACATCAGCTGGAAGGAGAGAGTGAGCAGGAGTTCCTTAACCGTAAGCTTCAGGCTAATCAGGAATATATTGATGCGAAGAAGGCCATTGCAGACAAGGAGGTTGAGATAGAGCAGGTAAAATTCCAGGCAATAGAGACAATAACATCAGGTCTGTCATCCGCCTTTGAAACATTGGGTGAAAATAATAAGACTTTTGCCATACTCTCAAAGACACTGGCTCTTGCTGAGATTGCCATCAATACCGGAAAGGCTCTGGCTGCCGGTATAGCGCAGGCTCAGTCTGTTCCGTTCCCGGCTAACTTGGCAGCTATCGCAACGACAGTAGCAACGATACTTTCTAATATTGCTGTAGCTACAAAAACGGTAAAAAGTGCTAAATTTGCAACAGGTGGTTTAGTCACCGGACCAGGCACCGGAACAAGCGACAGCATACCTGCACAGCTTAGTAACGGTGAGTCGGTGATGACGGCCAGAGCCACCTCGATGTTTGCTCCTTTGCTCTCATCATTCAACCAGATGGGAGGAGGAGTCCCTATCAACGTAACACAGACAAGTAGTCAGACTCTAGGAGAGGACATGCTGGCCAGAGCAGTCGCCAAGGGAGTACAGTCTATGCGTCCTGTTGTTTCGGTTGAAGAGATAACCAGTGTGAGTAACCGTGTAAAAGTATTGGAGAATCTTGGTAATGTATGAACGTGTATGAATTTCTAAACACACATAAGGGAGTGATGGAGCAGTTACAGACGCTCCCGGTACAGCCGTCGGACGTGAGATACCTTGAACTTTACAAGGAATACAGCCGTCTGATGAAAGAAGGGCATAAGAAAACTTACGTATTGCAGTACCTTTCAGACGAATACAGCGTGGATGAGAGGACGATATACAGGGTTGTAAAGAAGTTTTCCACGGAAGTGGATATGTAATTGTTTTGAGGTGGGCAGCGGCTCACCTCTTTTTGTTTGAAAAATCGACTGACAAGGCGTGTCAGTGCTATTCCTTTCAAAAATTCTTATAGCCATATCGCGTTCACTACCTTTGTTTCAAACAATTACGAGATATGGCGAAATTATTTATCAACAAAGACATTGTAGCTGATACCGAAAAAATGGAAAACTGGTATCTGACTGGCGTTGATGGTATGTCCTTCTCTGATGTACAGGATTTTCTTGGCTGGATTGCTCCGGATGACAATCACATTGATATTGAATTACACTCGTGCGGTGGTGATGTGGCTGAAGGATATGCGATATATGATGCTTTAAGAGCTACTGGGAAGGAAATTTCTGCTACTGTAGTAGGAAGATGTGCTTCAATGGCGACAGTAATTCTTTTGGCAGCTCCTATCGAGCGCAGAAAGATGTATCCGCACGCAAAGATTCTTATTCATTCACCTTATTGTCCTGGTGTAGAAGGTTCTCTTGATATTTCTGCGCTTGAATCCTTAAAATCTGGGCTGGAAGCAGAGCGTGAACGTATGATTTCAATCTATGTTGAGCGCTGTGGGGTTGATCGTGCGGTGATAGAGGAACAGATGACTAAAGAGACATGGTTTGGTGGTGAGGTAGCCAAGCAACTTGGATTTGTGAGTGAGGTAATTATGCCGAAGTCAGCTAAAGTAGTATCTAACAATAAATTTATGGGAAAAAAAGAAAATGAAGTTACGGTAAGCAAGTCATTGCTTGACCGTATGCTGGCCAAGTTAGGCTATGCAAAAATCGAAGATGTTCCTGCGGTAGCGTTGGAGCTTACAACTGCAGGTGGCGACACATTGACAGTAGAGCGTGAAGAAGGTGAACCGCAAGTAGGTGACGCGGCAAGCCCGGATGGGGAACACGTAATGCCAGACGGGAAGACTATCGTAGTGACTGACGGTGTAATTACCGAAATCCGTGAAGCTGAAAGTGGAAATGATGATACAGCAGCCTTGGAGGCACGTATCGCAGAATTGGAACAGCAGGTTTCTGACTTGACAGCCAACGCCAAGACAGAGGATGATGTCAGAATTCTGGATGCAGTGGCTAAAGCTGGAGGAATTGAAAAACTGACTAAAGCGGCCGCAAGCAAGTACACTCCTGCAGGACGTACTACTACTATCGGTAAAAAGACTGAGACAAAGAAAGTGAGCAAGATTGGACAGAAATTGGAGAAAATCAAAGAAGAAAGAAAAGGAGGTAACAAATGACGTGGGAACAGTTAAGCAATCTGACACCTGATAATGGTGCAATTAGAGATTTGAAAGATTTGATTATTGCAGAGATTTTTACCGACCCTGAACTGGAGCGCTTCTTCACTCTTGTACAGAACGCTAAGAATGGTGAAAAAATTGGTTATCGTGGTGCAATGAGTGATGTCGGTTGGGCTGGCTCTGGTTGTAATCCAAGCTATAAAAGTGCAACCATTCAATTCCTGGAAAAAGAATGGTCAATTGGTGATTGGCAAGTTCCTTTGAAGTGGTGTTATACAGAACTGATTAATACTATTGCTGAATATTGTCTGAAAACAGGGACTGAAATTGGCGATTTGACTTCGACTGAATATATGGATGATATTGTTTATCCAGCATTGAAAGATGCGATGATGAGCATGATGTGGCGATTTGTATGGTTCTCAGATAAGGATGCAAAACTTCATTCTAACTCTGGAGTCTTGTCTACAGGAACTGATGTGGAATTGTTTAAAACGACAGACGGTTTGTGGAAACGACTTTTTGCTGTTGGAACTGCCAGTGCTGGTCAAAAAACAGCTATTGCAGCTAATGGTGAAGCGACGATGGCCGAACAGTTTAGCAAGTTGAAGGAGTCTGGAGTAGCAATCGGAATCTTCGATGCGATGCTTGAAAATGCAGATGCCCGAATCGCAGGTTTGCCAGGTGCTGGTATCTTCTGTACTAAGACGCTTGCAGATGCATTGACAAAAGACTTGAAGCGTGAATATAAGGAAATCCTTACATGGGAGCAAGTATTTGGAGGAATGAAAATGACAGAGTACAATGGTGTTCCTGTATACCAGATTCCGGTGTGGGATAGAATGATTATGAAATACCAGAATGACGGAACGAAACTTAATCTTCCTCACCGTGCTGTGTTTGGTTCTCCTCGTGAAATGTTGGTCGGAACTCCAGCTAATGACCTGATTTCAGAACTGGATATTTGGTTTGATAAAAAAGACCGTATGAACTATCTGTATTCCACGGGTAAGATGGGAACACAAATTGGTCAGGATGATTTGTTCCAGTTGGCTTATTAACGAAAGGAGGAGTTATGTCAGGAATCTGTGACTATGCAATAAAAAGGGACATCGTGGCAAGCTGCGATGACCCGCTCGTTCCTGGAGTAGAGCAGGAAGGCGTTATCATGAACCGGAAGGACATAGATTTCGCTACAGTAGCATTCAATGCAACGCGTAAGAATGTGATTGAAACGCTGGCCTTGAAGGAAGGCAAGAAAGCCTATAAGGTTATTGTGCCTGGAAGCACTCCGTTTACCGGAACGAACACGGCACTTGCTGTCGGTACCTATCAGAATACGTTTACCAATACGGTGAACATGGTGATTCTTGCCAATGACCCGGACGTGTGTGCGGACATCATTGACGGGCTGGCAAACGGTGAATATGTGGTAATCCTTGAGAATAAAGCGAAGAACTTGCAGAAGGAAGAGAATCCGGGTGATTCTGCATTCCAGATTTACGGTTATTATCAAGGCTTGAAGGCTGCCGAAATCAGCAACGACAAATATTCGGAAGAAACCGATGGAGGCTGGTCAGTATCTCTGCAGGAAACAAAAGTGCCAAAGTCTGCTTTGTTCCTTTACAAGACAGACTACGAGACTACCAAGACGGCCATCGATACGTTGACATCTCCAGCAGCTTGATATGGAAGTGATTGATGTGGTTAATAGGTTGAAGGAGTTGGGAAGCATTGCTTCCCTCTCTTCTTCTGACAAGGCAGAGATTGAAAACCTTTATGCGCTTGTCCTTGATAAGAAGTTTGTCCGCACATCTTGTAGCGACTGCTATCATGATGCGGTGATAGAAATGAGTGTTTACCTTAACAAGAACGGAAAGATGAAAGAAAAATCAGAATACGGCTTGAAGAACGGCGTTCTCCTGCAGATGGGATTTGGCAGTAGCGAAATGTATACGAATGCTAACCTTACTGATGAAGCAGCGGAGAAGTATCTGGCGAAATACCCGGACAACATTAAGTATTTCTCAAAGAAACCCGATGACTGGGAAGAACGTGTAAATGCGAGAAAGGGCAGGAATGTGGTGATTAATGATGAGCTTGTCTGCCTCATGGTGGAAGCTATGAAGGATGGAGTTACAAGAAAGTCAATTCTGGAAGAGTTCAAAGCTTATAAAATCTCCGGAAAGACTATTACAAAAAAAGTCCTGGCAGCTCACGTAAACAAGGCTCTGGAAGTATTTGCTGATATGCGGGAGAATCCTGAAGGAAGTGAAGAAGACAGTGAGAATGGGGATAATCATGAATCTACTGATGGGCAGACCGATGAAGAAGGAGAAGCGGTAGAAGGCGCTGAATAAATTAAAACCTCACGGAATTATGAAAGTAAAGGAACTTAGAAAGAAGAGCAGTGTAAGGGTAGATATACGCTATTTGCAGCAGCTTGGGATACAGTCTTACGGGGATGACAACCTCTATCCGCAGACGGTAAGAAATATCATTGCAGCGAGTTCTACCGGAAGTGAATGTGCTGACCGTTTCGCGGATTTCATTGAAGGTAACGGATTCCGTGAGGTTTCTTTTTCGGAGTATGTGGTAAACCGAAAGGGAGATACGGCTGATGATATACATTCTCTTGTTTGCCGGGATATGGCTGACTTCAATGGGATTGCCATTCATGTAAATTACAACATTTTGGGCCAGATTGTGGAAATTCAGCATGTCCCATTTGAAAACTGCCGTCTGGTGGAAGAGGATGATAACGGATATGTGGCTAAGATTGCCGTGCATCCTGACTGGAGCGGTACGAAAACCAGGAAAGGGAAGAAGATACGTGTAGCAAAAGAGAATATCGACTACATTGATGTGTTCAATCCGTTGAAATCTGTTGTTCTGGCACAGATTGAAGCTGCTGGCGGGATAGAATACTACAAGGGGCAGGTTCTATGGGTATCCATGGCCGGAAAACAGACTTATCCGGTAGGTAAATCTGACCGTGTCATTACTGAGATGAGCACGGATGAAGGGCTTTCCAACGTGAAATTCAGGAATGTGCGCAATAATTTCCTTCCGTCCGGTATGGTTGTCACTAAGAAAGGCTCGGATATTGTCAGATACGATGAAAAAGGTAATGAAATAAAGATTTCGGAGGATGACGGATTTTCTGATAGCCTTGTCAAGCTTCAGGGGGATACAAATTCCTTGAAACTTATAGAGGTAACGCTTGAAAATGATGAAGAAAAGCCTGAATTTATCCCGTTCACTACACAGAATTATGATAAGGAGTTTACCGTTACGGATGCAAGTGTGGTGGAGCGCATTTATTCCGCCTATGGTCAGGAGCCGTGGTATTGTATTCGTATCGGGAAAGTGGGTTTTTCCGGCGATATTTTGGAAGATGCCTTTGAATACTATAATTCTATTGTCAGCAAGCAACAGCGTTTAATAGAGCGCACGTTTGACCGTATTTTCCGCAACTGGTATGAGGTGGCAAACCCGTCAATGGATTTTAGTGTACAACCATTAAAGTATATAAGAAATGCAGCAGTATCTGATAACAACGCTTGAGGTCGCAGATTTGTCACGTAGCATGTCCGTACATGTAGATGAAGATAAGATAGATACGTATATACGTGAATCGGAGAGTATTGATATAAAGTCAGCTCTTGGTGATGCATTTTATCTGGATGTGAGGGAACATCCGGAGAAGTACGCGCTTCTTCTTGATGGTGGAACGTACGAGGACAAGTGTGGAGAGAAAAAGATATTCATGGGTATTAAAACGGCGTTGGCATATTATACCTATGCACGGATCGTGAAGAACGGTGATTTGAATGTGACTAGATACGGACTTATGCAGAAGGAGGATGAATACAGCAGCCGTCCGGACATCAAAGAGAAGGTGATGGCTTATAATGATGCGTTTTCCATCGCTGACAGATACCTGAAGGAGTGTGTAAGTTTTCTTGAAGAGAAAAAGGCTGATTATCCGCTTTACAAGGGAAGCGGAAAAATTAAAGCAAACAGGACTGTATTTAGAATTTTAGGAGATTAATATGGATAGTATCGAGATGCTAAAGGAGTTGTCTTTGCTTATTCGTAATGCTACGAAAAGCGGAGAGAATACGGCTGAACGGGTGGGTAGAACATTTGTTGGCATAGTCGATATTTTATCAACTGTTACCCTTGACAAGCTAAGGAAGATTTTTTTGCAGAAAGATTGTGAGGATGAAACGAAATATCTTCTTAAACTCTTGGGAGGTATTATATCTCCTTTTCTGGAGTCGCCCGACTTCGTGACTGGTATGATGGGGGCCGGCATGTCATTCTATAGCGATGAAAATGGTGATTCTGTCGGCTGGATTGATAAATTTTATGTAAGAAAGAAAGCCATCTTCCAGTTACTTTCAATAATGGAGACCGAGCTGGCCGGAGCTTCCTTCATGTTCAACGCTTCCGGAGCCAGAGCAACGATTACTAAGGTCGAGTTTATAGAAAAAAAGGGAATTCGTTTCAAGGATGGTAAAGGAGTCAAGTTCTCAGACGGGAAAAGAGGTTACTCATCTCCTGGAACTTATGGTTCTGTTTATCGCTGTTACTTCCTTGCAGATGATGGTGAGAAAGCCATAGAAAATCGTTTTAAGCCAGGGAATTTAGTACGCTCACAGTCCTTTAATATTAAGGAAGGCGCGTATGACGGCGTATCCAATCACTATTGGTGGCGTCTGGTGGAAAATGTTGGTGATAACTGGATAGAGGTATCCGTGAATCATTGTGACGAAGGCAGCGACATACCGGCAGTTGGAGATGTGATGGTACAACTTGGAGACGTATCGGATACAGATTTTCAGGCTGCAATCGTGTTGTCTGCATACGGAGACGGTGCGCCTTCTCTTACCTTCTATCAGGGGATAAGTTCTTACTCCCTCTCCGGGAAAGATATAGTTTCAATCGGATATGATCGTCTAACTAAAGAAGGATACTTTAATGTTTATGGAAAGACATATATCGGTAATAGGGACAAGACAAATTATATCAGACTTGCTTCTGGAGAAATAGAGGTACGTGCAGCAAGAATATTGTTGTCAAATGGTGAAAGCGTTGTAGATGTAGCAGAGAAAAATATCTCAATTAAACTTGGTGCTACGGGTATTGACATCGAAAAAAATGAGATTGTTATTTCTTCAGATAAGTTTAAAATTAAAAGTTCTGAAGGGAAAGGAATAGCCGTGTTTACGGTTAAAAATGGGAAACCACTTCTTCTTACAGAGTGCATAGATGTAAACTCGTTAAAAGTGAAACATCTGGATGGTGCAGACGGTACATTTTCGGGTGAACTGAAAGCCGCTAAAGGTACTTTTTCTGGAACAATATCTGCCGATGGTGCTAAGATTGGAGGTTTCACTATAGACAACGGTTCCTTGAATTGGAAGGGAAGGGATTTTTTCGGCAATGATAGCAGGAGTATACGGATTGGTGTTCCTACGGATGATAACAGTGGTATGATTGACATAAACTTCAATGGTGCGACTGACGGGAAATTTGGGGTTAAAGTAATTGGAAGCAATGACGGTGGAGCATGTATCTATGCTTCAAGGAACGGTACTAGCAAGCCACATAGTTCTAATACTTATGCCGGATATTTTGACGGAGGAGTACATGTAAACGGAAATCTTTATACCAATACGATATTGTCTAATGAGTTCGGTACCGGATGGTCATTGCAAGCCGATGGATCATATACATACAAAAAAGGAGCAACGAGAACAATATCATGGACTATACAGAATGGTTCGATACCTTCAACGTATAAACTGGTTTTTGAAAATGGAATTTTAGTCGATTAATCATGAAAATAGATTTTAAGCAATTTAAGAAGTACACGAAGATAGATAAATCTGAATTCGTGGAGATTGATGTCAGAGAAATGTTTGCAGATAACATTTTCAATGTGACAGGAGTTGGTATTGCTGATTTAAAATTGGCTGAGAAAATTTTTTCCAGCGATGACGATACCGAATTTTCAGATGATGAAGTTAACAGGGTAAGACATCATGCAGCGTCGCTTCTTCCATGGTTTCTTGCTGGGCTTAATGATGCAATGAGATAATTATAATATACAATGTTGGTAATATCATTAATAACTATAAATTAAAAACAATTATGGCAGCAGAAGAAGATTTTGTATTAAGCTTTACAGGTGAAGAAACTGACAATCTATTGAAACATACAGAAAGTATGAAGAATCAGACAACGGAAGAAGATGGTGAAACGGTACAGGTGTACGATACAAACGGCGTGCCGCATAAGGTGTCGAAAACGGAGCTGCTGAAGAAGTCTACACTGGCTCTTCCAGAGCTGGAAGACATATCCGCTTTTGTGGCTGTTAATGCCGCCGGAAATGCTATCGGATTGATGACAAAAGAGCAGGTTGCGTCAGTCCTGGCGGAACTTATTGGAACGGCTACTTTAAAAAATGATGGATTAATGTCAAAATCAGGTTTCCTGAGTGCCATTGGATTAAATTTGGAAGGTGA